TGAAGGAAATAAAAAAATCAGACTTGCTATAATTGAAGAAGATGTTTTAGAACAAATTATAGGTGATACAAATGTTTAATAAAAATATAGTAAAAAATAATACAATTATTTATAATGTTTTTTCTGATGAAGAACTTAAAATAATTTATAGTGATATAAATTTAATTTTAAATGATGGTAATTTTATTTTACAAAATTTTTATGGAAGGCTATATATACCTTTATATTGGAGACAAAAAACAGAGTTATCAGATCCAATTGGTTTAAAAATTAATCAATCTATTTTTGATTCTATTTTTAATCACTGTATTGAGTTGTCAGATGTGCCGTTACAAGTAGAAAGTATTTCTTTTGCCAGATACTCTTTAGAATATGGAATACCAAGGTTGCCTCCACATACTGATTTTAATTTTAAAGAACCAAGGCTAACCTTTGATGTTCAATTAGATGCAAATATTAAATGGCCTATTTTGACAGAAAACAAAACATTTTTATTAGAAAATAACAGCGCTTCTGTTTTTTCTGGAACAAATGAGATTCATTGGAGAGCAAAACAAGAATTTAATAAAAACGATTATCTTGATATTTTATTGTGTCAATTATCTGAAAAGTCTGATAATGAAACAACTATAGATAAAAATTTTGTAGAAGAAATTAAAAACAAACAAAAGTTATTAAATGTTAAGTATGAAAGAGGGTTAATATAATGGAAAAAACAACATTAGAAATGATTAATGGTTTATCTGAAATATCAGAGTATATGGAAGATGAGGAATTAACGACTGCACTAACAATGATTGCAAAACTTATTGTAAAGCCAGATATTCCAATTCAGGTGGCAACTCTGGAAATAGTTAGGTTGCAAGCAGTTGCTGCTAAGTTATCATTAAAAGCAACTTGGATGGCAAATGTAGATAAACAAAACAGAGCAAAGAAAAATATATATTATACTGCTGCAGAGGCTGTCAATGATCTTGTTTCTGCCCTGAAATATATTACGAGATAGTGTATAATTAATATAATAACAAAGGACATAGGGTATAGATAATGACAAAAAGTTTATTACAGCAGGTAATGGTTAAGGCAGCAAAATCAGAAAATGACATGGATGTAAATGCAGTCATTCAAAAAATAGAGTCTGGATATATGGTTGGACAAGATCCAAAACATCAAAAAAAGAAGACTTTTGCTCCGTCTGGTTTAGTTTATGGGCATGGAGAATGTCCTAGATATTGGTATCACGCATTTGACGGTGTTGTTTTTGAAAGTACAAATACTCCATTTTCAGTAGCAAATATGTCAAATGGATCACTCTCACACGATAGAATTCAAGACGCTTTGCTTAAGTCTGGTATTGCTAAAAAGTTTGTAGATGATGATGGAAAAGATACAACAGAGTTTAAGATTATTAGTAATGATCCACCTATCTATGGGTGGGCTGACGGAATGATTGAATGGAATAACGAAGAGTTTGTTATTGAAATTAAAACAGCAAGCAATGAAAGTTTTGAATATATTAAAAAAACTAACAAGGCAAAAACATATCATATTGCACAGTTATTGATTTATATGAAGATATTAAAAATGGCTAATGGGTTAGTAATTTATGAAAATAAAAATAATCATGAACTTTTTATTGTTCCAATTAGTGTTAATGATCACTACAGACAGTGGATTGATACAACTTTTGATTGGATGAGAACTGTAAAAAAAGCATGGCAAGACAAGCAATTACCACAAAAAAATTACAGAGCAAATTCTAAAATTTGTAAAGGGTGTCCAATACAACAAGCATGTGCCCTATCAGAACCAGGGGTAATTAAAATTGGTTCACTGGAGCAATTGAGTGAAGCCATGTGAGTGGTGTGAGAATGAGTTTTCTCCTGCCGTAAGTTATCAAATTTATTGTAGCCCAGAGTGTAGGACTGAAGCAACAAAAATTAAGATTGCAGAAAAGCAGGTAATTAATAAACGAAGAAAAAGATATGGAAAAGATCGTAAATGTGCAAGGGGATGCGGAACAATTCTTTCAGCATATAATGATTCTAACTATTGTGAAAATTGTTCGGTAGATAATAAAAAGGTAAGTAAAGCACTAAAAGAATTAAAGGGGTTAATAGACTATGATGACAGACGTTAGGCCAGCAAAGTTTATTGCCATTGATGCTAGTACAAACAGTCTTGCCTTTGCGTTATTTTCATTTGGCAGTTTAGATATTATTGGAAAAATTAATTTTGAAGGCAAAGATATCTATCAAAAATGTATTGATGCATCTAAAAAAGTAGGAAGTTTTTTACAGCATGATTCTTTTTTAAATACTGATTCTATGATTATTGAGCATACTGTTTTTATGAATAGTCCAAAAACAGCAGCAGATCTAGCATTGGTTCAAGGAGCAATCATTGGGGCAGCAGGTATCTCTGGAATAGTTAATGTTGCAAAGGTCTCTCCAATTACTTGGCAAAACTATATTGGAAATAAGGCTTTGTCCAAAGAAGAAAAACTTACAATTAGATTAAAAAATCCAGGAAAATCAGATGCCTGGTATAAATCTTATGAAAGAAATATAAGAAAAGAAAGAACTATAAAATTTATTGAAATCAATTATGATAAGATTATAGATGACAACGATGTTGCAGATGCTTGTGGTATAGGTCATTGGGGTCTAAATAATTGGTCAAAAGGAGTTTCATGAGCAATCGAAAGCCGTTTGAGTTTGATGAAACAGATGAGCCTATGATGCTTACTGTATTTACTAAATCTGCGTCAAAGTGGTTGTTGATAGACAGAGAAACTGGACAAATTTATCAAGGAAATCCACTAGGATTTTGGGATAAACTAAGGCCTATCGGAAGGACTGATGATTAATATTATGGGTGCTAAGTTATATATGAATGAGGTATGGCTTCGTAAAAGATATGTTCTTGATAAAAAATCAGTAACAGACATTGCTAAAGAATGTGAAACAAGTGCAGAAACAATTTATGTATATCTTGCAAAGTTTGGATTAAGGAAATCAAAAAGATGAGCGATAGTTTAAAGATTACGGTAGATCAAGTAAATCATCCAGAACACTACACCTCAGACCCATCTGGGGTTGAGTGTATTCAGATTACCCGCCATAGAAACTTTAACATTGGAAATGCATTTAAATATTTGTGGAGAGCAGGCTTAAAAGATGAGTCTAAACATATTGAAGACTTGAAAAAGGCTATCTTTTATATACAAGATGAAATTAATAGACTTGAGAGTAAACATGGCTAGAAAAAAGAAAGTTCAAATTTTTGATAATGGAAAGTACACAAAACTTCCAAGTGTTGTGATTGATGGCCATACAATTGAGCAAGGAGAAATGATAAAAATTAGAGGAGAACATGGATCTAAGTTTAAGTTTCTTAGTCTTACAACAAACAATGATAATGGATTGCAATGGGTAGATTGTGTAGAGTATGAGCGTGGGTTTCCCAGAGCGATGAGATCATTTGATATAGATAAAGTAAAGCGAATACCTGTAAGGAGAAAAAATGTCAAAAGATCTTGAAGTCATAGAACATCTTGATGAAATTAATAAAGTTGTTGAAGAGTATTTAAAGGGTAGCGATCCAACAAAAATATCTAAAGATTTAAATCTTCCACGCACTCGTGTAGTTGCACACCTAAATGAATGGAAGGTAATGGTATCTGCAAATGATGCGATTCGTTCAAGGGCAAAAGAAGCACTTGCAGCAGCAGATGCACACTATGGAAAATTAATCTCAAAAGCATATGAGGTTATTGACGAAGCAACAATGAATAATAATCTTGGTGCAAAAACTGCAGGCATTAAACTAGTATTAGACATAGAAGCAAAAAGAATTGAGATGCTACAAAAGGCTGGACTTCTTGAAAATAAAGAACTTGCAGAAGAAATGATTGAAATCGAAAGAAGACAAGAAGTTCTTGTTAATATACTAAAAGATATTGCAAAAGATCATCCACAAGTTCGTGATTTAATTATGCAAAAATTGTCTGATATTTCTAAATCAGACGAGGTGATTACAATTGTCCATGATGTTCAATGATTTTCTTGAAGCATTACAAGATAATCCTTTTGAAGAAAATCCAGTAGATACAAAAACATTTGTTGAGTCTCCAGACTATCTTGGACAACCACCATTGTCAGAAATACAATATGAAATTGTAGAGGCAATGAGTCAGATATACAAAAAGACAGACCTTGAATTATTAATGGGTGCTGTCGAAGGAGCAAGATATTATGAGAAATACACTAAGAACGAAATTATTTTACAACTTGGGAAGGGTAGTGGCAAGGACTTCACTTCAACTGTTGCTTGTGCCTATATTGTGTATAAGTTATTATGCCTTAAAGATCCCGCAAGGTATTTTGGCAAACCGTCTGGGGATGCGATTGACCTTATTAACGTTGCTATCAACGCCCAACAAGCAAAAAACGTCTTCTTCAAAGGATTCAAAACAAAAATAGAAAAGTCGCCTTGGTTTGCAGGTAAGTATAATGCTAAGGTTGATTCAATTGAGTTTGATAAAACAATTACAGTCTATTCAGGACATTCAGAAAGAGAGTCGCACGAAGGTTTAAACTTACTACTTGCAGTTCTTGATGAAATTTCTGGGTTTGCAAGTGAAGTTGGAACTGGAAATGAACAAGGTAAAACAGCAGACAATATATACAAGGCATTTAGAGGAACGGTAGACTCTCGTTTTCCAGACTTAGGTAAGGTAGTATTGCTATCATTTCCTAGATATCAAGGAGATTTTATTTCTGAAAAATATGAAAATGTTATTGCAGAAAAAGACATTGTTCATAAATCACATAAGTTTATAATTAATCCTTTGCTTGAAGAAACTCCAGAAAATACATTAGAAATTGAATGGGAAGAAGATCATATCATTTCATATAAACTTCCTGGAATCTGGGCATTAAAGAGACCAACTTGGGAAGTAAATCCAACACGAAGCATTGATGATTTTAAGGTTGCATTTTATAATGATTTGGGTGATGCTATGATGCGTTTTTTATGCATGCCTACATACGCGTCTGATGCGTTCTTTAAACAAAAAGATAAACTACAAAACTGTATGACAATAAGAAATCCAATAGATCAGTTTAGAAGGTTTGATCCTGGATTTGTTCCAGACCCAAACAAAACATATTACATACATGCCGACTTAGCACAAAGACATGATAAGTGTGCTGTTGCAATTGCACATGTTGAAAAATGGGTAAACCTTCAAGTCATTAAAGATTACGAGCAGGTTGCGCCAATTGTTGTTGTAGATGCCGTTGCATGGTGGGAGCCTAAAAAAGAAGGTCCAGTCAACCTTAGTGAAGTAAAAAATTGGATTATTAATCTTAGAAGATTAGGTTTTAATATTGGCAAGGTAACATTTGATAGGTGGCAATCTTATGATATTCAACAAGAACTTAAGGCTGTTAATATTAATACTGATACTGTTTCTGTTGCTAAAAAACATTATGAAGATTTAGCAATGCTTGTTTATGAAGATCGTATTGCCATGCCGAACATTCCGCTATTACTAGAAGAACTATCTGAACTTAAGATTATGAGAAATAACCGTGTAGATCATCCCAGAAAATCATCTAAAGATTTGGCTGACGCAGTTTGCGGAGCAGCCTTTGGTGCTATATCATATACTAACAAGGAAAATAATCTTGAAGTAGAGGTTAGAACTTGGTCAAGCGCACATAAAGAAATGCAAAGGCAAAGAAGGCAAGAACTAGAAAATGAAAGAAATAATGAGATGCCAGAGGACGTAAAAGAGTTCTTAGGTAAACTCAATTTGCTTTGATTTCCTATATCTGCTATAATAGAATTCTGGCTACATGGTCAGATAATACATAAAAACAAGGAGAAATGAATGAAGTCATTCAAAAAGATCGCCCTTATCGTGTCTGCAGCACTTTTGGGTTCAATGGCAGTAGTAGCACCAGCACACGCTGGAGTTCCAACAGTTGCTGTTACTGTTAATGCTGTAGCAGATAATGATGCTAATACAATCGCAGGTGCTGCGGTTGCTACAGTACCTGCAGACAATAAGGTTGAGGCAGTAGATGCAGTTAAGTTTGCACTCACAAATGTTGATGCAGGAACAAGCGTTGTAGTTTCAACTACAAAGGCTACAGTTGTTCCAGCACTTCACACTGCAACAACACCAGTAACATCAAAGTCTGGTTCAAATACGCTTACTATTAATGTAGGTACTGGTACGACAGCAGACTTTTTTGTTTACACAACAACAACTGAGGTTGGAACTGTTACCATTGTTAATGGTGCAAACTCCCTTACTTATTATGTAAAGGGTACTGCAGGTGGAGCATACAATCTTGATGCAACAGTCAAGTCTGATGTAAGCACTGCAAGCATCGTAGAAAATACAGTTAAGGTTACAGATATTTTTGGTAACATTGTTGGTGGAATTACCCCAACTGTTACTGTAATTGGTGCAACTATTGAAGTTGCTGCTGGTGCATCTGATGCCACAACTGGTATTTCAAAGTTTAGCGTTAAGTATCCAGCCACTGCTGGTCAATCAGCAATTAGCATTGCTCTCCCAGGAGCAGTAACTGATGTTGATGGTCTTGATGCTGCAAAGAAATCAACTGTTAAGTTTGTTACCGTATCTGACCTTGCTTCTGAGGTAACAGCACTTAAGGCAGTTGCTGCAAAGGCTACTGAAGACCTTGCTGCAGAAAAGACTGCACACGCAAAGACTAAGGCAGAACTTGCTCAGGCTTTGGGTAGCGTTGATCTTGTAACAAAGACTGCTGCAAATACAAAGGCCACACTTGAAGTAGAACTAGCAAAGGCAAAGACTGACCTTGCAAAGGCACAGGCAGACCTTAAGGCCCTACAAAAGAAGTATGCTTCTCTTCTAAAGAAGAAGAAGTAATACCTATAAATCAAGGGGCAGGTTGAAATATACCTGCCCTTTGTGCTATAATAATATAGTATCTGCCTAACGGGGATACAAATAAACTCGCTGAAAAGGAGCAAAAATGGTAACAACATTTGCTATGGATCTTTTCAAAGATCCTTTTTTTATTGGATTCAACCGTGAACTAGATAGGTTGAACAAGGTACACTCAATCAATGCTGGTGGATTTCCACCGTATGATCTACTTAAGTTAGATGCAGACAACTATGTTCTAACTCTTGCAGTCGCAGGGTTTAGTAAAGATGATCTTGATATCTCAGTAGATAATGGCACACTTATTATTAAGGGTGAACAAACAAAAGAAACTGAAGCAGAAGTATTACATAAAGGAATCGCTGCAAGAAAGTTTACTCGTTCGTTTGCACTTGGTGAGTATATGGAAGTAACTAGCGCACAACTTCTTGATGGAATGTTAAATATTAAAGTAACACGTAACATTCCAGAAGAAAAGAAGCCAAAATCAATTAAAATCAAGTAAATTCACAGACCTGAGTATGTCTTTAAACTGCTCATTTTTTAATATAATGTTATAATAATCCTATCAGACTACCCAGTTTGATTAGGAGAGATAACTTTGAAAAGGATTGCCCGAATCCTGGCAGTATTATGTATAGTGTTTGCCACATCATTTTTTGGCTTTGCCGAAGAGGCAGGGGCCACAAATACCAATGGAATTACGGCAGATGTCTATAACTGTGCTGGATGGAACAATGCTCCACCCAGACCTTGCTATCAAAATGTCTTAATTAATACTACTACAGTATCCGAGATTAATTTTAACTGGGGATCTGGACCAGTACTTAGTAATAGATACGAAGATGTAGAAGTTAAGTTTACTGGATACATTATGTCTCCAACTACAAAAACGGTAACTTTTTATGCCCCTGGAGACGATGGAATACATTTTACATTTAATAATATAGTTTTAATAAATGATTGGTATGATAAGGGTGGCGGCGGAAGTATAAGCCAGCCAGTTACTTTACAAGCAAATACACCATATCCATTCACTTTATGGTTTTATGAAAATGGCGGAGGAGCAAATGTTTGGTTATATTGGAATGATGGATCTGGAAATCAAATTGTTCCTGCTTCTGTATTTTATTTAACAGAGCCAACTCCACCACTTCCTCCATCTTTAAATGCGCCAACTAATTTATCTTTAAACACACAAGCAGAAAATATAACCTTAACTTGGACTGCTCCAACCCCTACTCAAGCAAATACAGCAGTGGAAAGATACGCAATTAGTTGGTCTACAACAAATTTTACAACTAATGGTTGGGGGGTAGCAACTGGTAATGTCGGAAGTGAAACAGCATTAAACACATCTATAACAATTCCATACAATGTAATTATTACAGATGGAACAGGTAAAGAATATCAGTTTAAAGTAAGGGCAGACAATGATAGTTTGTCTACTTATTCTCAAAACTCAAACATAGTTAATTTATACATCCCATCACCATTACCATTTACCCCACAACATACAGTAAACGAAAATGAATCTATAACTATAAATGCTCCAGAAGGTAAATTAATAGATCAGATAAGTGGTTGGTATGGACACCCAAATGATGGTTCTCAAGGAATAAATGTTTCTAATCAACTTACACAACAGTTTACAAACCTAGCAACAGCAAATATATCTGCTACAAATGCTAATTTTACAGATCCAGTTCCAGGAATAGGTAAAGTATTGATATTATCTTTTACTTATAAAAATGCTCCCGAACCAGAACCTAGCCCAACCCCAACACCGACACCAACCCCAGAACCAACACCAACGCCAGTCCCAGAACCAACACCAACCCCGACCCCAACGCCAACCCCAGAACCAACCCCAGAGCCTTCTCCCGAGCCACAACAGCCTCCTGCGTCTCCTGTGCAGCCTCCTGCCCCTCCTGTAGAACCTTCTCCACCATCTCCCCAACCACCTACTCCTGAGCCTCCCCCAGTTCGTCCCCCAGATCCAATTGTTCCACCTGTGATTCCAATTGACGAACCAGATCCTCAGCCAGATCCTGAGCCTGAGCCAGAGTTTGAAGTTCCTTCTGAACCAGAACTACCAATTGATGAAACTCCAATTGATACACCTGATCTCCCAAGCGATATTGAATTAGATCCAATAATTGTTCCAGAAGATTCAGATCAGATTGAAGACCAACCTCTTGAGCCAGAAGATCCCGTTCAAGATAATACAGAGACTGAAGTTCCTCAAGAGACCACAGATACGGCTCCTGAAATTCAGGATGATTCTCAGGATAATTCATCTGACACCATAGAACAAATTATACAACAAGAAGTAGATAAGGTTGTAGAACAAATAGGACTATCTGAAAAGGATGCTGAATTATTAGCAGAATTAGTAAAATCTGATCCAATAATTGCACAAGCGGTTCAAGAATTTAGTCAAAGAGCGGAAGAAAATGCTAATGCTCCTATGCCTTATACATTAGCAGATGTTGCTACAGAAATTCAAGCAGAAGAAGTTGTTGCAGGATTAACTGAAGCGTTTACAGATCCTGGAGCAGCATTTGCAGGAGCAGCAGAAAGTTTTGCAGAACTTGCAAATTTTGCAGGGGATTTACTGTCAAACCCAGCAGAAGCATTAGCAAGCCTTGGTTCAGATATGACAGATGATCAAAGAGAAAAAGCACAAGAAGTTATTATTCCTGTGATTATTGTTTCACAGGTAGTTAATGCAATATCAAGTATGTTATCAGCGAGGAGGATGTAATGAAACTAATTAAAAAGATAATTAAAGGGTTTCTATCCTGGGTTAAGGACTCAACAATAGAAATAGCAAACCAAACATTTACCTTGCTTGGATTTTTTATTGCTTGGCTTACCTTAACAGGAATGGCTAGAACCATAGTTGGTTGGGCAATTGTTTGGTCAACTATTGTTTGGCTTGTAACCCTAAGAATCCGAAATAAGAAGGGAGAGTAATATGGCAAAATCAAAAGCAGTAGTAGAAGAGCCTACCCAAGTTGGATCAGGTGCAATTGCTAGTATTAATAATATTGTAATGCGTATTGTTGCAGTATTTGCAGCATCTGGACTCAGCGTTATCGGTGCTGGAGCAGTTGTTGGAATCAGTACAGCAAAGGCTGTTATTTTGGCTGGAACGCTAGGCGTTGCTACAGTAGTAGAAAAACTTGCTCGTGGATTTCTTAATGATGGTAAACTTACTATTGATGAAATCAATGAAGCATTTAACGCAGTAGACAAAAAGGGCAAATAGGACATCCTAATCTGGGTTGTTTGACACGATACCCCTCTGATGGTACAATTGATATACGTGCTATCAAAGGGGTATTTGTGACTTGTATTGCTGTTGTTCGTAAAGATGAAAAAATTTATATGTCTGGCGAACGTGGTGTATCAGATGATGATATCATGCTACCTTCATCAACACCAAAAGTATGGCAATTAGGTCCTTACATTATGGGGTATGCAGGAAGTATGGATGGTGAACGCATTCGTCATAACTTTAAACCATCTGTTCCGTCTGGAAATAATTTACAGAAGTTTATGTATACAAAGTTTATTAAAGAACTTAGAGATTTCTATCAAGACTGGTGGGTAGATACAACAAAAGATTCTGATTTTGGAATGATTATTTGTGTTAAAGGCGAGATATTTGAACATAATGCAGCAGATATGTCACTAACACAATACAATAATGAATATTTGTGCATGGGTTCGGGATCATCTTATGCTATGGGATATTTGTTTGCAACAGAAAATCAAAAAGATGCACGTAAAAGATCTATAGGTGCTGTGGCATCTGCAATTAAATTTTCAACATCGTGTATGGGACCTATTGACACTGTGAGCATTTAAGGATATACTATTAATATGAATCAATTTAATAATGAAGAGTTAACAGATGAAGAAAAAGAGTTTGGTGTTTGGTTGGCTAGTGGAATTGATCGTGGATGGATAAGCGATCCATATTGCCATACTCATGATGGTGGAATGCAATATATGAGTGAAGAAGAGATTGAAGAGTGGGAAGCAGGAGGAGATCCCTGTGAGCATGTGCTTAGAATTTTAATGCCGTAATAATTGCCTCTTTAGCATAGTGGTAGTGCCCCCGCCTTGTAAGCGGGTTGCGTAAGTTCGATTCTTACAAGAGGCTCCATATTTCTGATATAATTTATTTAGGAGTAATCCTATTTGCAAATATAAGGAGAAACATGGCAGAAAAAGGTACAGTAGAGGCTCTTATTGAAATTGCTAAAAAAGAAATTGGCACAATTGAGGGTCCAAAAGATAATGAAACAAAGTATGGTAAATTTACAAAAGCAAACTTTCTACCTTGGTGTGGATCGTTTGTTATGTGGTGTGCAAATCAGGCTGGTGTAAAAGTTCCTAATACAGTTTCAACTGTAGCAGGATCAGATGCATTTAAGAAAATGAATCGTTGGGCAGATGCTCGTAATGATGACCCAACTCCAGGAGATATTATTTATTTTGATTTTCCTGATGATGGTGTAAATAGAATTTCACATGTTGGAATTTGTATTAAAAATAATGGAGATGGAACCATTCAGTGCATCGAAGGAAATACTGCTGGATCTTCAAAGGGAGACCAACGTAATGGTGGTATGGTTTGTGAAAAAACAAGAGCATATGTTAAAGATAATAAAAAGAAACTTGCAAATGCTATTGTTGGTTGGGGTCGTCCAAACTATAAGGGTGAAGAAGGACAACCGCTTGCAGTTAAAGTAGCAAAACCAGCAGCGAAGGCAGCACCAAAAAAGGCTGCTAAGTAATATGGAATCAAATAAGAGAAGTTTACTAAAAACAATTAGTTGGCAGTTTGTCCATATTGGTTTTGTATACGGTCTTATTTATGCATTTACTCGTGAATGGGAATATGCTGGTTTAGGTGCTCTTGCATATATTGCTTGGGAATCTTGTGCATATTACATTCACGAGCGAGTGTGGGCAAGGTTTAGTAAGAAAATAAAATAATGCCAGACTATGTTTATAGGTGTGTTGAATGTAATACACAAATAATTAAAACTAGATCAATACTAGATTCAGAACCACAATATAACTGTGAAAAATGTAATGTAGTTCTGACTAGACAATATACTCCTTTTGGTGTACAATTTAATGGTAAGGGTTTTTATTCCACCGACAATAAGAGGGTATAATATGTTTAAGATGGGCACTAAAGATCAGGTAGAAGAGCGTAAGTGGCTATTAACTGCAGAAGATAGATGTGATAGATGCTCTGCACAAGCCTACGTTTCAGTAACTGGTGTTAATGGCGAATTAATGTTTTGTGGACACCACTATAATAAAATCATGAATGATGTAGAGGGCTACAGAAAAATGATGGACTATGCATATTCAGTGGTTGATGAACGAGAAAAACTTATAGAAAATCGTAGTAAGGGAGAGTCATACTCATGACACCAGATGAAGCAGCAGAGTTAGCACTTGTTAATTTAATTGATAAGGGTGCAGTAGCATTTGAAGGTTTAGATGAAACTGGTGAACCAATATATCGTTTTACAGAAAAACTACAAGAGGTTGCTCCAGATCTATATAAAATGCATATGTCAATGCTTAATACTGAAATAATGGCTTTATGGGAAAAAGGTTTTGTTGACATGGATTTATTTGAAGAAAATCCAGTTGTTAAATTAACTGCAAAATCATTTGATAAAAACGAAGTAGAAAAGTTAAATGAAACACTATTGGATTTTTTAAGACAAATAAAAAGAATTTACCGCGAAAAGCCTTAAGTAGGTGCTACAATAGATACATGAATGATTTTCTTGTATCGTTCTTGACAATGGTGGGTATATTTGCTATACTTTATATAAGAAAGCCACAAGAAAGAAAAAATATAATTAAATACAGACAAAGCAATATACATCAAATAATTGGTCCATTTCTTCCAGACTTAGTGCCAGTTGATGTAAAAAATACTCAGTCAATGAAACGATATAAAGAAAATATTATAGATGTTTTAATAACTGAAGATTACGCATACTGGGTTCATAAAAATATTTTTTATAAAGCCAATGTTGAAGATGGTCATGTAGACAGGTCAACAACATCTCCTGTTAATACAGAAGGTATGTCAGAAGAAGAATTAAAAAAAATGCTTAAGATATTGGATAAACTAACTGATAGGAGTAACAATGAAGGTCGTGGTGCAGGGAACAAATGAGTTCAATGACTACCAAATATTTCTTCGTGCTATGGGAATTGCTCTTTCATCTATCAAAGAAGACGATCAAGAGTATATAGTATATTCAGTTGGTCCACAACAAGTTCACTCTTTTGTTTCTGAGTTTTGCAATGTTTCTGAAAAGGGATTAAAAGCAAGAGGCATTAGAGTAAAGTTTTATAAAACAAATCCACAATGGATTGAAGAAAACATAAACGACATTAACTATTTTGCGTATCTCAGTAGGCCTAATCAGTATGTATCTAAGTTGGCTTCATTTGCACAATCTAATAATGTCGAAGTAAACGTATTCTCATACTAGGAAAATCATGAACATTAAAACATTAGAACAAATGGAAACTATAGTATCTGCAAATCCACAACTAAGTTGGGATGGATGGGATGTTGTTCATTTATCTCAATCTAATACCGCTATGTTTAAAACTAATGGTGCTTTTGTAGACAACAAATGGTGCATTAGAACAGTTTATTCTCCAGATCAAAACGGGTGGAAGATAAGCCAAAAACATTTGGAATCATAATGAATAAACATTTATGGAAAGAAGATGCTGCCTGTTTAGATTACGATACCAATCTATTCTTTGATAAATATGAAGATAATCCAAACATCAGGCATGGAATAGATAACGTTTGTTTGGCATGTCCAGTTGCAAGAACTTGTTTTGCCGTTGGTATATCTGAAAAAGAGTATGGCATTTGGGGCGGGGTATACTTAGAAAAAGGAAACGTGTCTAGAGAGTTTAACAATCATAAGACTAAGCCTAGATGGGCTGAAATCTGGGAAAATTTAACTATTGAGGCATGATGTATACAGACGCAATGCAACGTGCATTTAGATCGATATTGCCACCAAGAGGGTTCATGGTTGATATTATTGATAACGAACATTTTTTAAGTGTTCGTGCAAATGAATCACAATTTATGAAATTGGATGAGTTTGAAAAACGTAGAGCAATAGAGTATATGGTAAAGGTAAAAAAAGCACTAGAGGATAATGGTGCTATTGTAATGTTAGTAAGAGAGGCAGTAAAATGAAAAAGTGGGTAGGGTTATCAGTCCTTGGAATATTTGTATCTTTTATTAGTGTTATTGTTATTACTGCATCACAGTTGACAAAAGCATTAGAGTCTGATATATTTAGTATAGAAGAAACAGACGAGGAGTTATTTTAATGCAAACGTTTTTGCCACAGGCAGACTTGCATACTTCTGCATATTTTTTAGATAGCAAAAGATTAAATAAACAAATTTTAGAAGGATATCAAATACTTAACGTCCTGTCTGGTAAATCTAAAACTGGTGGCTGGAAAAATCACCCAGCAGTTCTTATGTGGCGTGGGTTTGAGCGTGGACTATGGGAATATATACAGTCTATGATTCAAGAAGCAAAGATGCGTGGCATTAAAACAGAAAACAATGAATCAAATCTTAATCATTTAAAAGATCAATGTTGGGAAGAATGGGGAGATAGTGCTCCACCCTTTTGGAAAGATGAAACTAAGTTGATGCGTGTAATAACAACTCATCGTGCTAATTTATTTCATAAAGATCCTATTTATTATGTAGAGTATCAGTCTGCAGTATCAAGCCCATATAACATTCCATGCTGCCCAGATAAAAAACTTCCTTGCAAATATTATTGGCCAACACATGAGGAGAAAAATGCAATGGTATAACTGGGTAATTATTGGATTATCAGCATTTAATATTTATATTATTTATAGAGCATATAAAATACAACTTGCTCTTAATCAAAGTTTAATGGATAATCAAATTGCTATTGCAATGATGTCTGCGATGAAAGATGAGATAGAAAAATCTTCAATGTTTAAGGATGAAACTAATGAAGGGTTTATTAAATTTCTTTCAGACTCTAGGGAATGGGCATTTAAATATATTGAAAATACAATTGATATTGTAAATAATGTTATTGAAGAATGCCGTAAGGAGATGAATAAGCCTAGGGTGGCAGATTTAAATACACCAGCCTTTTTGGCAGGGATTATAGGAAAACTTCTTCCTGTTGTTCAGGACAATAAGGAAGCGAAAGATGTATAATAGTAATAAGGTGGTGATTAAATGAATCAAGCACAACTAAAGGCTATGGGAGCCTCTTATGGACGCTCTGTACTTGCAGGTGTAGTCGCACTATATACTGCAGGAATAACCGATCCAAAGGACATGTGGGCTGCTCTAGTGGCTGCTCTTGTTCCAGTAGTTCTTCGTGCAGCAAATCCAAAAGATCCAGCATTTGGAAAGTTCGATGCAATCGCAAAGGATGTTGACGATGCAATGAAGAATATTAAGCCAGTAAAAAAGAAGGCTGCAAAGAAGGCTACCGCTGCAAAGAAGGTGGTTAAGTAAAAAGAACAGGGCATGTAAAAGTGCCCTGTTTTTATTATTTACAATAACATGGAAACTAAACATTTGCAAAGAAGATGGCTTAACATGTTTAATAGTAATGTTAATAAGTTTTTTATAAATAAAACAGTATTAGACATAGGATGCCTTGATGGATATTCAACAAATCAATTTATAAGGTTTGGATGTAAAAGTGCTATAGGAATAGATATTGAGTCTAAGTATATAAAAAAAGCAAAACTCGAATATCCAGAAATTAACTTTAAAGTACAAGATGCAGAAGAAATTGATTTTAATTATCTTGACAATATAGATGTTATATCATGCTTGGGATTAACATACTTATTACATGATCCTGTTAAATTTTTGAACAATTTATCTATACAAAATAAATCAAATACAATTATTATAGAAACAGTTTATAATAATTCTACAAATTATCCAGACAATAGTCCACGTATTTTAAATGCTGATGTAATTAAAAATTTTTTTATAAATAAAAACTGGAAACTTTCTTACGAAAAAATATTTACAGTAAATCAAATTAATAATCAGATTAATAAAGATATTAACTTTGCAAACAGAATAATTTTAGTTTTTGAAAGAATACTATGAACTTTGTATATATCTGTAGAGATGGTGAAAATGAAGAACTTCGGTACTCTATACGATCTGTTGTAAAAAATTGTAAAGTAGATGGGTTGTGGGTTGTTGGTGGTAAACCCGATTGGTATGTTGGAAATTATATTGAGGTAACTCAAAAATATTCTAAATATAAAAATGCATTTAATAATTTTAAAACAATTTGCAATACCTATGATATTCCAGATGAGTTTGTTTTAATGAATGATGATTTTTTTATAATTAGTCCAGTTAACACAATTAATTCATATTACAATGGAACCCTAGAAGAAAAAATAAATGCATATGAAACCATCCTTGGAAGAAGTTCTTATATTAATAGATTAAAAACAACACATGATAAACTTCTTCAAATGGGATTTGACAATCCATTAAATTATGAGATTCATGTTCCTATGTCAATGTCTAAAAAACTTTTTAATAGTGTGTTGGGTATGAATCATAATCTTTTGTATAGATCTATTTATGGCAATAAGTTTAGTGATAGTCCAGTAGAGATGGTTGATGTAAAGGTATATGGATCAGACAACTTTAAACCTCTTTCATATGATCATAAATATATGAAGCATCCATTTTTATCAACCGAGTCTGGATCATTTTTGGAATTAAAAAATTCATTTTTATCAAAACATTTTTCTAAAAAAACTATTTATGAAATGTAATTATTCGTTTATTAATTTAAGATATTTAGGCAATAGTTTGTTTGGCGAAAAATTATCATAGCCTAGACATAAGGCTTCTTCCTTTTCACTTATTTTTTCTTGATCATTTAATGCAACATAATTATCAATAAGTTCTGCTAATTTTCGTAAATTAGCCTCATATACATCTATCATAGTTTTTGCTCTAAATTGATCAATTAAGTGAGACTCTACTAACCATTTCTCAGGAAGAATTTTATTGTTGGGCGATATGTTAGTCATAAAAACTGGAAGGGCACTCAATAAAGACTCGTTCATTGGTAAACATAGTCCAGCATATCGTCTAGGTAATACCATCGCATCAAATCCAACATACATAGATTCTCTATCTTCGTTATCATTATAATCTAGTACAATCCTATCATCTGTTATATTTGATTCTAGTTTTGTTTGTGTTCTAATAACTAATTCATAATTTGCTTTAGAATATCGCATCATATCAATGATAGTATTTGTTCCGTTTCTATCTTGAGCAGCACGTTTGCCAGCAATATGTAAGATACGATTATGAGTTTTTGATTTATTAATTTCACTTGCACCTTTAAAAAGATTTGTTTGTGTTGGTGGAGGCAAGTGAACAACTCTTGCTTTTCTTCCAAACTTAAAATGTATATCTTCTATTTGCCATAAACTTGGAGAAACAAGAACATCTGGCAAGGCCATATTCTTTTTTGAAAGATTGCCAAATAGTTCATAATTATATTGAAGTATTGTTTTTATTCCTTTTTGTTTAGCAGTTAAAATAAATTCGTCATTATTATAAAATGTTTCACAACTAAAAACAACATCTAAATCTTTTAGAAATCTTTCAATATCTCTGCTATCTGGAATGCCGAGAACATTTATAACCTCATAATCTTTGTACCATTCTGGGTGTTGTTTGTTATTGTTGTGAGGGGAAAAATCTATAAGCATTACCTTGTTAGGCTTTAACATATCTGTTAACTGTTTTGTTTGATATCCTAAACCAGTATTGTCAGATCTTGCAATAATTCCTAATCTCATTCAGTATAACCCCACACGTCATCATCTGCTGTAAATTTTCTTGTACCCTTTCGTCCGTCTAAATGGTAAGATCTTTTAATATTATTTTTGGGATGGTAAATCCAAAGTTTATGCTTATCCCATCCTTCTTTATCAAATACATTATATGGTAAAACATCATCTTGGATAGCACCATGAATTATATCTTCTATAAAACAATGATCTTTTAGCCTTGGCATTATTTCGTTTCTATAGTAAGAAACAAAAGATAGGTGTGGACGCTGACTCCATTGTGCTGTTTTCATAAAGTCATCACTAAGACCAAACATTAGATGTTCGTGTGATCTTGGAATAGATGCTTCAAAATGAAATCTAATTGTTTTTGCCTTATTGTATTCAAGCATATCTAAACATTTTTGCCAATCTATAGGCTCTTCAGTAACAAGTGGCGCATCTCCTTCAACATAAAGTAGTAATGATGTTGTTATTAAGTTTATCGTTTCTTTCATCATAGTTGTTTGATGGCTATGTTTGTCAAAAATAATTGGTAAAACGTTTTTCCATTCATGCAAACATTTCCATAAGACTCTGTTTTTAAATTCATCATAGTCTTCTTTTCTGTTTAG